CTCTATGGGCGTAAGGGATCAATGCACAAAGGATTTGATCACGATAAGTTTGCTTCTGATTGCGATGCTTGTTATATGCACCAACTAATAAGTTATAACTCGGATCAACTGGTTAAAGATCGTTTCAAGAACTGGAAGATGGGTGAGTTTGATTTAACTTATACAATGCGTTCCGTTGGTGAATATATGCGAGAGCAAAAAGAAAGAAAGGAACTTTTGCTGTTTAATTATAATAAAGATTTGTTATGGAATTGAAGGACTGGTTAAACTCAATCAATCATACGAAGCAACATCTGATTGATGAAAATCCTTCGATTGAGAAGGAATATGCACCGTACATTATCAATCGTTGTCTTTCTGGGCACCTTGATTGTATTATGTTTGCAAATGAAATGAATCAATGTCATTTTCTTCCGAAGAAAATGCAATATGATTTTTTTATAAATAGTCTCAGGAAAGGGAAAAGATTTTCTCCTTGGATCCGAAAAGATAAAATTGAAAATCTTGAGTGTGTTAAAAAATACTATGGTTATAGTAATGAAAAGGCGCTTCAAGCATTAAAAATTCTATCTAAAGAACAACTTACATTTATTAAACAGCGACTTGAAACTGGAGGAAAAAAATGAGTCAAATTGTTGAACTTGAAGTAAAGTGGTCTCCCGACATGATGATTGAGGTCATTCTCACTGAACCAGATGACTTTCTGAAAGTTCGTGAGACTCTGACCCGTATTGGAGTTGCATCCAGAAAGGAGAAAAAACTTTATCAGTCTTGCCACATTCTTCATAAGCAGGGAAGATACTACATTGTCCATTTCAAAGAGTTGTTTGCTCTTGATGGAAAGAAAGCAAATCTTACTCAAAATGATGTACAAAGACGAAACAGAATTGCACAATTGCTTTCTGATTGGGGACTTGTTGAAGTTGTCAATGCTGAAAAAATTACTGAGATTGCTCCACTGAATCAAATTAAGGTTCTTTCTTATAAAGAAAAAAATGAATGGGAACTTGAAACAAAGTATTCTATTGGTAAAAAGAAAGGGGAAACCGAACAAGAATAATCGGATTTCATCATACGCTTTTTAAGCAGATGTCGTATAATTAATAATGTCAGACGCTTCGGGTTTGACATTATTAACTCGCTTAAAAAGGAGAACTCAAATGACAATGCTTGCAAAATACCACACTGGAGACATTCAAAAGTTAATGAATGATCTCACTAAGTATACTATTGGTATGGATGATTGGTTTGATCGTATTGTAGTTCCAACTGATACTAACTATCCACCTTATAATGTAATTAAAGAATCAGATACTGAACTTCGTCTTGAAGTTGCTCTTGCTGGTTTTGCCAAAAATGAAGTTACTGTTTATACTGAAGATGGCAAATTGGTAATTAATGGGCATAAAACAACCGACAATGATAAAGAGTATGTGTACAAAGGTCTTGCTAATAGAGCATTCGATAGATCTTGGACTTTGCCCGATGATTTGGAAATTAAGAATGTAAAGTTTGAAGATGGTCTTCTTTCGGTTTCTCTGTCGAGAATCATTCCAGAAAACAAAAAGAAACGTGTTTGGTTCTAAATAATTTGGGGCAACCCAAATATCGTCGGCAATAGGGGATAGGATGACAAAGACCATCCACATCCCCTTTTTCAATAAATAAAAATAAAAATGAAAACCTATAAAGAATTTGTACAAGAGGTGAAAACTATTCCTTTTACAATGGCAAAGAAGCATAAGGTTTATAATAAAGGAACTGTAACAAATGTTGGTGCTGGAAGAGCAGTGCCAGATAGATCCCCATCAAGTGCAGGCGGAGATGGGGATTGACAAATTAGGTAGACCGTCGTATAGTAGTAAAAAAGTTTGAAAAAATGACCATTCAAATTGCTGTATTAAAATCTGGTGAAGATGTTATTGCAGATGTAAAAGAAATTAGATCTAATGATGATAAGATTGTTTCTTATCTTTTTAAAGATCCACTTGTTCTTAAAACAAAATTTAACAATGAACCATTAGTTCTTTCTGAAGAACAAAAAGATGCTGGACTAATGAAGTCATTTAGTTCTAACATTCAGATTAATTTTTATCCTTGGATTCCCCTGTCTGCGGATAAAGACATTCTATGTCCTACTGATTGGGTAGTGACTATAGTAGAACCTATTTCTAATTTGAAAAAACTTTATTTGGAGAGGATTGATGCAGGAACAGGAGAAAGAGATAGATCTAGAGGAGATGCAGTTGCCGTCTCCCCAGATCAAATGCCTATTGTTTTCAACGAATGAACTAATCATTACTGAAATCGAAGAAGTTGATTCTCAAATTGGAGAACCAGATTGTAAACTTACTAATCCATGTGTTGTACATTACGGGGTTAAAATTTCCTCTGGTTTAACACCCTGGTTAGATGATGTAACTAATCAAAATGTTTTTATGGTTAGTTCTGATAAAATTCTTACTCTTTTTGATCCTAAACCTAGTCTATTGAAAGAGTATAAATTGTTGTTCCCCTGAATTAATTACTTTATAATGTCTCAAAGATTTTATACGAACATTCAACTTGTAGGAAATCAGTTTCTTGTTCGTGGGTATGAAAACGGAAAAAGTTTTATGACCAGAGAAGAGTGGAAACCCACTCTTTATGTTGCATCAAAAGGAAAAACAAAATTTAAATCTTTGAGTGGTAAATATCTTGAACCAGTTCAACCTGGATACGTCAGAGATTGTAGAGAATTTTACAAAAATTATGGAGAAGTATCTGGATTTGAAATCTATGGAAATGAAAGATACATTTATCAATACATCTCTGACAAATATCCAGAAGAAAGAATTGATTTTGATTTAACCAAAATCAAAGTCGTTACGATTGACATTGAGGTTGCATCGGAGAATGGATTCCCTGATGTGGATAGTTGTAGTGAAGAAATTCTCACAATTAGTCTTCAAGATTATTCGACTAAAAAAATTATTACTTGGGGAATTCATCCTTTCAAAGTTCACCAAGATAATCTTAAGTATATTCAATGTGATAGTGAGTATCAGTTGCTTGCAAATTTCATTGAGTACTGGATTCAGAATACACCAGAAATTGTAACTGGGTGGAATAACGTTTTGTATGACATTCCATACATTGTTGGACGTTTGGATCGCGTCCTGGGCGAGAAACTCATGAAACGTATGTCTCCTTGGGGTCTTGTAAAACTTCAAGAGATTTACATTAAAGGTAGGAAACAAATTAGTTATGACATCGGTGGGTTGACTCAATTAGATTATCTTGATCTTTATAAGAAGTTTACTTATAAAGCACAAGAATCTTATCGTCTTGATTACATTGCTGAAGTAGAACTTGGACAAAAGAAACTAGATCACTCCGAATTTGAAACCTTCAAGGATTTCTATACTCAGGACTGGCAAAAGTTTGTAGAATACAACGTTCGTGACGTAGAACTTGTAGATCAATTAGAAGATAAAATGAAACTAATTGAACTTGCTGTTACCATGGCATACGATGCAAAAGTTAATTTTGCCGATGTATTTTCGCAAGTTCGTATGTGGGATACGATTATCTATAATTATCTTAAGAAAAAGAACATTATCATTCCACCTAAGGGAACTTCTAGGAAAAATGAAAGGTATGCTGGTGCTTATGTGAAAGAACCTATTCCTGGAAAGTATGACTGGGTTGTGTCTTTTGACCTTAACTCACTGTATCCTCACCTGATTATGCAGTACAACATTTCACCAGAGACACTTCTTGAAGAGAAACATCCTACATCAACTGTAGATAGGATTCTCAACCAAGAAATTAGTTTTGAATTGCATAAAGATAACGCAGTTTGTGCAAACGGTGCAATGTATCGAAAAGATTTTCGCGGATTTCTTCCAGAATTGATGGAAAAAATCTATGATGAAAGAACCATCTTTAAAAAGAAGATGCTTATTGCAAAGCAAAAGTATGAGAAGAATCCAACTAAAGAATTGGAAAAAGAAATTGCTCGCTGCAATAACATTCAGATGGCGCGTAAGATTCAACTTAACTCTGCCTATGGTGCTATTGGTAATGAATATTTTAGATATTATAAACTAGAAAATGCTGAAGCAATTACTCTTTCTGGACAAGTTTCTATCCGTTGGATTGAGAACAAGATGAATGCTTATCTAAATAAGATTCTTAAAACAAAAACAGTTGATTATGTTATTGCTTCTGATACTGATTCCATTTATCTTAACATGGGTCCTTTGGTTGAGACTGTATACAAGGGAAGAGAGAAAACTACTGAAAGCATTGTCACGTTCCTTGATAAGGTCTGTCAGGTGGAACTTGAAAACTATATTGAAGGTTGCTACCAAGAACTGGCGGACTATGTGAATGCCTATGACCAGAAGATGCAGATGAAGCGTGAGAACATTGCTGAGCGTGGAATCTGGACTGCTAAAAAGCGTTACATCCTGAACGTCTGGGATAGTGAAGGTGTTCGTTATGAAGAACCTAAACTGAAGATGATGGGCATTGAGGCAGTTAAGTCTTCCACTCCTGCTCCTTGTCGTCAGATGATTAAGGATGGTCTGAAACTGATGATGAGTGGGACAGAAGATGAAATGATTTCATTCATTGATGATCAGAAGAAAAAGTTCAAATCTCTTCCTCCAGAAAGTATTTCATTTCCTAGATCTGTAAATGATGTTGTAAAGTACAAGTCAAATGCAGTTGGGCAAATTTATGCTAAGGGTTGCCCCATTCAAGTTCGCGGTGCTCTTCTTTTTAATCATTATCTTAAACAAAATAATCTATCACATAAGTATTCTCCAATTCAAAATGGCGAAAAAATTAAATTTTGTTATCTCAAAAAACCAAATCCCATGCATGAAAATGTGATTTCATTTATTTCAGAATTTCCTAGAGAATTTAATCTTGAACCTTATGTTGATTATGAACTTCAATTTGAGAAAGCATTTCTTGAACCATTGAAAACTATACTTGAGGCAATTGGATGGAGCATTGAAAAAACTGCCACTCTTGAGAGTTTTTTCTCTTGACTGACATCGTATAAACTGCTAGAATCATTACAACTTGGAATGTATTATGGATTTTCTCAAAGACATTATTAAAGAAGTGGGTGGCGAATACGCTTCAATTGCATCTGACATTGATGAAACGGAGACTTATGTTGACACGGGTTCATACATTTTTAATGCACTGGTTTCAGGTAGTGTATTTGGTGGTGTAT